CCATCTCCGACGCCTAGCCCTTCGCCGAGTCCCTCTCCCACACCCATTCCGACTCTAAATCAATATTATTATGTTTGGGGTGCGGGAACATCAGGTCAATTGGGCAGAAATTCCGCTACCAACGCTTCAAGTATTGTACAGATTGGAGCAGCAAATGCATTCCTAGATATTGGTACTGCTAATACTTCAACATTCTTGCGTTCTAGTGGAGCGTTATTTGGCGCAGGACTAAACACAAGCGGGCAACTTGCGCTAAATAACGTATTAAATCGTTCCAGCCTCACACAAGAAATAACCAATAGCACATGGATTTACGCAGGAAATAATGGCCTCACAACCTGTGCAATTAAACAAAATGGAACCATGTGGACATGGGGAACTCAAGCTTCAGGAAAAGGCGGCATAAACACCACTGTAAACAACAGTAGTCCTATTCAAGAAGTGTTAGGCTTAACAAATTGGGCTAAAGTTACAGTTGGTGGCAATCAAACATTTGGCTTGACTAGTGACGGCAAGCTTTATGCAACTGGTGCAAATACCAACGGCTCCTTGGGAGTTGGCGATGCCATACCAAGGTCTAGTTTTGTCCAAATTGGCAATAACACAAATTGGGCACAAATTTCTAGCAGTGCTGCAGCAGGCTTTGGTGTAAAAACCGACGGAACCTTATGGGTCTGGGGCTATAACATCAACAACTGCATGGGTACGAGCAACTCTACAAACTACTCAAGTCCAGTGCAGTTAGCTGGTACGAACTGGGTAAAAGTCACCGCTGGATATGGTTTTGGATATGGTTTGAAGAGCGATAATACTTTGTGGGCATGGGGCTTAAATAGCAGCGGTCAATTAGGGCAAAATAATGCTAATACCAGAAATAGCCCAGTACAAGTTCTAGGAAGTTGGCTGGATGTAAAAGCAAATTATTCTGCCGTAATTATGATTGACACCGATCATAGACTATGGGGATGCGGTGCCGCTACAACGGGTCAATTATTGTCATTTACTGTAAACCAGTCTAGCCCAGTGCTACTTGACAGTGCCAACTATTGGGTATCTTTGCCTGATTCCGGAATACAAGGCAATACATTTGCTGGAATTGCCGATAGTGTTTACAACACAACAGCCACGCCAACACCTTCTCCTAGTGGCACAGAGCCAACTGCGACTCCAACACCGAGTCCATCGCCTAGCCCCACACCTAGTGGCACACCTTCGCCTACCCCATCGCCAACCCCCAGTCCATCTGGCACAGCGATGCCTTTGACATGTCCACAGGGAGCCATGTATTTCGATGGTACAAATATGAGTTATCTAAGCATACCCCACAGTAGCAGTTTGGACTTTGGAACAGGAAACTTCACCGTTGAATGGTTCCAGAATATGTCAAATTCTTCGGATGCTCTAGCAAGAGTATTCACTATCGGCTCATTCCCAACTGCCGCAATTGCATTTAGCATAGAGCAGCCAGTTGGCGATCCGACTAATGCAACTATGAATTATTATGAAATGGGAGTTGCCACACAAGTTTATACCTTACCAAGAAATTATATTTTTGGAAACTGGTTCCATGTCGCAATATGTAGAGCCGCAGGAGTAGTAAGATTCTTCTTGAATGGTCAGGAGTTTTATTCAAAAGCAAGCACTGCAAATATCTTGGGGGGCGGCAATCCTCTATACATTGGCTGTGAATATGATGCCTCTCCAGACGCACTTTACACAGGCAACATAACCAATTTCAGATGGACTACAAATTCTGGATTGTATGTAAGCAACTTTACTGTGCCATCTACTCCTTTGTCTGCAGTTTCTGGTACAACTTTGTTGCTAGACAGCCTGACATCCTCCACAGTTGCAAACGATACTTCAGGTTACAATCAACCTGTTAACAACAACAATGTAGTTTATGTTGCTTGCAATGGGACAACTGCTACTCCCGTTCCAACAACTACCCCAACGCCGACTGCTACTTCGCAATTTACTGCAAGTCCGACAGCTTCGCCGACATTTACAGTTACGCCTAACCCGACGGCAACACCCATACCAACAACCACTGCAACACCAGTTGGTCCTTCACCAACACCTTTCGTTGGACCATTAAGTTGCCCAACATCCAGTGATGGCGTGGCAATATTTAATGCATTCTTTGGCACTACATGGGTGGTTCCAAATAATAATGATTATATTGTTGGAACACAAGATTACACAATTGAGTTCTTCTGCAATCCTTATGCTACTGGTTCTGCTGCAATATTCTGGTTAGTAGGTGGTTTCTATTTGAACTTCAATTCATTCTTTGGATCACCATGGGAGCCCAGACTTACTTATGACGGAAGCAATTATATAAGTTTCCCAAATATACCTGCTGGTAGCTGGGGTACAAATCAATGGAGACACGTTGCACTAACAAGAAGCAATGGAACAACAACCTTATGGATTGACGGCACCTTTAATGGTTCTTCAACTCAAGCATATGACATGCAAGATGGCACTGGTGATCTGTTGATTGGGGGTAATTCCAACGATTCATTCTATTGCTTCGGTGGTGCCATGACCAACTTCCGTTGGTTGACAGGCAACGCACTTTATACACAGAACTTTACACCTCCGTCAACACCTTTGGCCAATCTAGCTGGTACGAAGCTGTTAATGTTGACTGCGACTTCGCAAACTATTAATACCGACAGCAGTAGTCTCAACAAGACTGTAACGTCAATTAATGGCATGTACTACGCTGGTTGCAACGGAACTACTCCGACTGCAACGCCCACAGTGACTGCAAGTCCAGACCCCACACCGACTCCGTCTGCAACTGCTCAGGCTGCATTCTTGAGTTGCCCCGGAGGACATGGTTCCTACACATTCGCCACAAGCCAAATCGGAGTTGCTTATAGTAGCGGCTTTACAGTAGGAACTAGCGATTACACTGTCGAATGTTTCATGTATCCGACAGGATTTGGAGTTCAAGGTACTCTCTGGGCATTTGGTGCAGGCATAGTTGGCGGAATGTCCTTGGAATTTGTAGGATTCAGTTCTGAAAAGGGGATTAGACTTACCACCAATATAGGTGGACTAGTGCTGGGCACTATGACTACTAATTTCTATAATCAATGGAGCCATGTAGCTGTTGTAAGACAATCAGGTATTACTAGCCTTTATCTAAATGGCAGATGGCAAGGCAGCACGTCTAGTGTGTATGACATCTCAGATACAACTTCCTCACTTTATATAGGCAGCGATGGAAGCCTTGATAGCGGTGTAAGCTTTGGCGGAGACGTAACAAGTTTCCGTTGGGTCAAGGGTGTAGCTGTTTATACAGCGAATTTCACACCTCCATCTTATCCGCTACTTGCGATCACTGGCACGCAATTGTTGCTAAACTCCAGTACTGCTGGAACTTTGACAACTGATACTAGCGGCTATAACAATACAGTAACCAATGAAAATGTAACTTTTGATATCTGTCCGGCAACGCCGACTCCGACTAGGTCGCCTAGTCCAACCCCTAGTGCATCAGCAAGTCCTACTCCAACTCCTTCAGCGACAACAGCAGGAACGCCCACACCAACACCAACAGCAGCTTCAATTAGTGCTTGGTGGGGTTGGGGATCAAACACAGGTGGTTCTCTATCGATAGGTAATACAAACCAAGTTACTGGACTATACAATCCACAACCATCAGATTTCACACAAATAGCTATTGGAACTGCATTCTTTGGTTTAAAAGCAGACAATACTTTGTGGGTTTGTGGTAGCAATACATCTGGTCAATTAGGATTAGGAGATGTAATACCTCGTTCAAGCATGGTTCAAGCAACAGGTTCGTGGACAAGAGCAATAAGTAATGTCAACATGTCTAGTGGTATTAAAGCCGATGGAACATTGTGGACTTGGGGTGCTGCCGGTCAAGGATCTGCAGCCAGAAATGTTGCAACTATGAATGCTAGTACTCCTGTACAAGAAATTTTAGGTAAAACAGATTGGGTGACTCATTTTATTGGAAGTGCATCACAATTAGCAATTGATAGTGCTGGCAAATTGTGGACAGTTGGGTCTGACTCAAGTGGCAATCAAGGATTAAATACTTTAAATGTAGCAAAATCTACATTTACACAAATAGGTGCAGGAACAGATTGGTCTAGTACTTTTGTAAGTAATGCATTTTCTGCTGCCCTTAAAACTAATGGTTCTGTTTATGTTTGGGGAGTCAACACAGTAGGTCAAATTGGTGATGGCACAGCAATAAGCAAGAGTAGTCCTGTTCAAGTAGTATCGGATAAAACTATAAGTAAAATTGTTGGTAGCTCGGGTGGAATAATTCTGCTTGATACGAGTGGCAATTTATGGGGAACTGGACAACAACAATTAGGACTAAATGATATTACACCTAGAAGTTCCTATACACAAATAGCATCTGGTGTTCTAGATGCCTGTGCTAATGGAAGTAATATCTTGTTTATAAAAACTGATAATACTTTATGGGGAGTTGGCAATGGTGGTTCTGCACTATTAAATGTATCACTTGTGACTGTTTCCAGTCCTATTATGTTAAACAATACATTTAGCTGGCAATCTTTCAATTCGGTAAGAGGAACATTCCAAAATCAGACATATGCATATGCAAACGGACTACCTCAGCCAACACCAACTGTGACAGCCAGCCCTACTCCTACACCAACACCATCTCCAACAGCATTTGCCTTAAGCTATTGGGCTTGGGGTCCAAATACGGATGGTAATTTGGCAAATGGAACAGCAACAAACTTAGCAAATCTAAGTCAGTGGTATAGTACTGATCAGTATTCAGAAGTAGCACAAGGAAGAACTGGTTTGTTCAAGAAAACAGATGGTTCTTTCTGGGTTGCTGGTCAAAACTCTTATGGTAAACTTGGCTTAGGCGACACTGTTAATCGTTCAAGTATGGTTCAATTGCCCGAAGCAGCATATGTAACCATAAGTGGAATTGCTACCAATCCGGGCGCAACTATTTTAATCAAGAAAGATGGAACACTATGGACTGCAGGTTATAATGCCTTTGGACTTTTAGGCAATAATTTAACTGTGACTCAATCAAGTTTTGTTCAAGAATCACTTGGTAAAACAGATTGGGTTAAAGCCGCAATGTCTGCAAACACAGCAGTTGCTCTTGATAAATCTGGCAAACTTTGGGGTGTTGGATCTGCTACTATAGGAGATGGTACAAACCTTAGCAAAAGCACTTACGTACAAATAGGATCAGGCACAGATTGGACAGATGTTGAATGCGGTTTGGATCAGATGTATGCCAAGAAAAGCAATGGCACTTGGTGGACATGGGGCGGCACTGGAGTGGCATACGGCAGAAATAGTGTGGTGGCTGCTAGTTCCCCCATACAAATAGGCTCAGCATATACTATTGCAAAGTTAAGTGCTGGGCAAAATAGAACTTTTATACTTACAGATTCAAATGTTCTTTGGGCGGCTGGACTACAGACCAGTGGTGCTTTAGGAAACGGCTTGACCACTGCTGGAAATGTATCTAGCTTTATTCAAGTTTTGGGCGGCCCATATATAGATGTATGGGGCAAAGGCGACTGGACATTTTTGATTAAATCAGACAACACTCTTTGGGCTTGCGGCCTATTGGCAAATGGAACAGGTTTGAGCATAAGCAGTACTACAGGAAGTCCAGTGCAAATTAATGGTACGAAAACTTGGCTAGGATTTTCTAATTTAGTAGGAGTTCAAAACGGTGGAGCTAGCGCATATGCAGTTGAAGGCGGTTTGCCAACTCCAACAGCAACGCCTTCGCCAACTAATTCACCAGCACCAACTGCAACTCCTGCACCTAGCTTTGGTCCTTTGAGTTGCCCTTATGGAGCACAGACTTTTTCAGCTAGTTCTCCAACAGCCTTAACAATTCCAAATGGAGGCGATTATGCGATGGGCACCGGAGACTTTACTGTTGAATGGTGGCAAAATGCAACGGCTGGCTGGACTACTTTTGGATATGGCCTAAATCAATATGTATTTTCTGTCAATGACAATCAATTTGCATTCTCAGAATATCTAGAACCACCCTACATCGATCCACAGATTGTAAGTTGGGTTTTCTATGCAAATGGAACTGCTTATACTCTTTACACATACAATTATGTTTTTGGTGGAACAAGTTTATATGGCAACTGGTTGCATATAGCTGTGGTTAGAGCTTCTGGTGTTGTAACTCTTTATATTAATGGTATCGCCCAAGGAACTGCCACAGTTACGGATAATATCACAGACACTTCAACATTGTACGTTGGCGACTTTACTACACATGATTCTTTTGGTTACTATAACTACAACGGTTTGATTACAAACTTCAGAATTGTTAAGGGAACAGCAATTTACACCAGTAATTTCAGTGTACCATCTGCACCGTTGACAAATGTCAGCGGCTGCAACTTGCTAATGCAAGTAAACAGTTCTGGAACTATATTTACTGATTCAAGTAGCGCAGGCAAGACAGTAACAAACAGCCTTGGAACCGTAAGTTACACAAGTTGCTAAAAAGATGAAATATGGAACAGTTTAAATGTACATGTTGGAAATGTGGATGGGAAAGAACCTCAACGAATGGGCAGGCGTCTTTCAACGATTTGGCACCTGCGCCTTCTGCTGATCCGGATAATCCGGCTGTGCTGAAAAGGTACAGGTGTCCTTCGTGTGATCGAATCGTAAGAGCTATGCCTATTACTTAGAAAATTCAACCCAAATACTTAGATCTGGTAAAAGATCAAATGTTTCTGCTAGAATTTGTTTATTGCCTTCATTAAAGTTGCAACGCTTGACTTTAAATCCAGCTTCTTCACCAATCTTCTTAAGACTTACTTCATCATAAGCAATTCGATGTCCTTCAAATAGCAAAGACCATAGCTTAAAAGATTGGCAAGGATTCTTTGCTGAAACCACGTTGATTTCATCAAACATACCAAGTTGATTATTTTTATAATAATTGGTAATTTTTTCTGCATCAGGTACAGAAACACGCATAACAGAACCGGGCTTCATTATTCGGTAGCATTCTTTAAGGAAAACAAGACCTTCTTCCCAAGTAAGATGCTCAAGCATGTGACAGGAAGCAATTAGATCAACAGTGTTGTCGCCAAGACGCATAGGTTGGCGGGCATCCATATGAACAAACTTATATTGATATTTGTCAGCCCATTGACCTAATTGAACAACGTCCATATTAAGCCAACCATGATGATACATGGTGGTAAAACTACCAATATTAAGCTTTAAATTTTCATCACCAGAAGGAACTGCAATAGAAATAATTCCTTTTTCCATTTCTTCTTTATCGCAAGCAACCTGTGTTTTAGGTGTTCTTTCATCCCACCATGCCTTGTCATGTAGGCTGCAGTGAGTTTGGTCGAAACCATCATCGTTTTCGCCGAAGTCAATTCCGTGAATTCCTCTTTGGCTCACACGATCAATTTCAGCCAAAACCTTAGGAATAAATTCTTCTGGAATGTGTTCCATTACAGCGATACTGTAACAGAGATCAAATTCCTTGTCCTTGAAAGGCCAAGGGAACGTACAAACATCAAATTCAAGAACTGAGTCAGTAACTCTTGTTAGATGGCAATGCTTAGAAATTTCAACGCCTTTTGCAGGGATGCCTGCCTGCTCAAATCGACGTACCAAGTAACCTCTGGCAGCACCGATTTCCAATACTGACTTTGGCTGTAGTTCCATAAGTTTATTGAATGTAACCCAATGTACTGGATAATCCCAATAACCTTCGTAGGCATATCCTCCTACCTTGCCGCCACCATTGAAATAATGTTGGTCAAATAATGACTTGCGATCTTGAGATGTTTGTTCCACAGCTTTTTCCCCTTTTTTTGCTTCAATCATCATGTCAGTTGCCAAATCTCCCCATGGAATAACAGTAACCTGATCAAAACCCACTTCAGACAACAATCTGATTGCGTATTTTGGATTTAAACTGTTTTTATGGGTATTATCTTCATAATCTTGATCGCCAAATATTATGCAGGAGCATAAATCATCCCATTCATCATGATCTAGAACCCACTCCATTTGACGTTCGGTATTTGCTGTAATGAATACAGCAACGCCGCCATCATTCAAAATCCTGTAACATTCTTCCATGAATTTCTTGACTTTACGCCAAGATACATGCTCAATGCAAAACTTGCTAAAAATGCCATCATATTCTTTGTCTTCAATAGGCAAAGGCTCATCGAAGTCTGCTACGATGTCAACATTTGGTGCTGCTCTTACATCTAGATTAGGACGAAATACCGGAACGGTACCGCCTCCTAATTCGATGACTTTCATTTCTTTTGTAAATGGAAGAGTAAAACTCATGCTAATAACTCCTTCCAAATTTTAACATACATATCTTTAACTTTATCCCAAGTGTATCTTTTTACATTTTCAGCACAATTTTTTGCCATAAAGTCAAAATTTTCTTTATTTTTTTTAAGGTGATCTATTGCCCCCATCAATTGCCTTACATCTCTTTTCTTAACTATAATTCCACAATCATTAATGCAATCAGCACCGCCAGCACCATCGCTAGCAATTACAGGTCTGTGGCAATTTAAGGCTTCTAAAATTTCAATTCCAAAACCTTCAGTAACACTTGGCTGAACGTAAACATTGCAACTATTATAAAATTTTTCAATTGATTTTACATAACCAAGAATGTTTACATGTCCCTTTTTCATTCTTCTAACATATTGAATCATGCCAACACTTTGAGAGCCTGCTAATTGTAGAACTGCATCTTTGTATCCTAGTTCTTCCCAAGCTCTCAAAAGATAAATAAGCCCCTTATCTGGACCAATTTGTCCAAGATATCCGACAGTAAATGTTGTAGGATATTTGCTTGGGCGCATGGAATCACATCCATGAGGAACTACATCTATTTGATTGGTACATCCAAAACCTTCCATAACAGATTTACTGTGGTAAGAAGGGCAGATAATTTTATCTGAAATTTTATAAGAGTGTAAATATTTAGCAAAAAGTTCTGGATCAGTTAAATGTGGCAATTCATAATTCATGCCATACATTGTAAATTCTTCTTTGCTCAATTTAACATCATGAGCAGCTGCTGTGTAGGTTATTTTTACACCAGCATCCTTGAGTTTTTGAGCAAATTTCGGAAATGTTCCAGAATAAAAATGTGCTAATTTAACACCAGTCAAATCAATTTCTGGGATTGCATTTTCGGTTGCGAAAGGGTCTTGTTGAGGTGGTGGATTTACGACAGTAACTGGACCAACTTGAGCAAGAGCTTCAAGTTCATGTTTAGTTACATGACCTCCACCAGTCTCAACGCCAATACGATCTGCGGTTACGTACAGTAACATTACCACCCACCCGTTTCGACAGCTTCCTTACAAAGATTCTCATATTGAGCAATCATTCTGTTGTAGCTGAATTGTGATGCCCATTCTCTGCAATTATTTCGGTTCAAACTGGAAACCGCATCGCTCTTGATAAGTTCTTCAATTTCTGCTTCGCTCTTAACCAAGAATCCTGTTTCGCCATGCTTTACAGTTTCACGCATTGCGCCATTATCCCATGCAATTACGGGCATTCCACATAGCTGTGCTTCAACTGGTGCCAAGCCAAACGGTTCTCTGAAAATTTTATTAGGATGAAGCAAAGCTTTATTGGAATTAAACCAAGCTGCACACTCAGACCTGTTTTGAGGCCCAACATAACGAAGTCTAGGGTTAAGAGCACATGCACTCTTCAATTCAAGTGCTAGTTGTGGTTCACCAGTAAACTTGTCATCGCCAACCATATCAAGTCCAACACCACATTTAATTGCAGATTGTTGTGCAATTTGAGGACCCTTGATAGTACTCATGCGTGCCAAGAACAAATATCTGTCGTTACGCTTTTTGCCTTCATTTTTGTAGAAATCTACATCAACGCCATTGTATGCAACCCTTGCTTCTCTTTTGAGATGCTCTCTGCAGCCATTAGCCTGATCTTCACTGATACAAACCAAACAAGGCTTTTCAATTGGAGGAGGAGAGTTATACATGGTATTGACAGGCGCATGGAGCACACCAAGCACAGGAGCCTTAAGAACCCCCTCTACTTTAAGCATATAAGCCCACTTTTCCCAACTATGATCGATTACAACATCAAAGTTAGGAAGCTTGGCCCAATAGCCGCTGTAGGCTTGCTTTTCGCCTTCGCCTAAAGTGGTGCCATGCAAAAGTGCATCAGTCTTTGACTCTTTGGGAGCAACCAACATAACTTCATGTCCTTTGGCCTTTAGACCATTAGCACAAAGCCAGCTAACCATTTCCAATCCGGCATAACCAGAAGGAGGACACGAAATAACAGTAGTAGAAATTACACAGATTTTCACAGCTTAAGCTCCAAAGGTTTGAGTTGACCGCCAAAACTTTCCGAGAAACCAACATGGCGGCACTTAACGCTGGTATCACAAAATACCTTCATGCCATTCTTGCGAAGATGGCGAATATAGGTAAAGTCTTCAGAAGTTCTTTCATTTGAAGGAAGATCTGGTTTATCACATCTCCATTCAAACCATCTGCAGTCTTTGCTGACTGGTGGTACATTTTCCAAAGTATCTCTATGAATCAACAAACATCCAGATCCAACAAGGTCACACTCAACCATGCTATTATCTTGATATTGTGTAATCCAATCATATCCAGACTTATCTTCTTTTTCTTTTAGCATTACAGGAACTAGCGGTGTAGCTCTTCTGTAATATAGACCGCTAACAATAGGTAGCTTGTGTGCCATAAGACGATAAATAGTATCGGGAGGCACTAAAAGATCATCATCCAAAAAGAATAGCCATTCCCAACCTAATTCAAGTAATTTCTGGCATCCTGTATTTCTAGCATGGTCAAATGGCATGCCTGAAACAAAGGTATAAGTGCCGGGAATCTGAAGATTCCTGAAATTCATTGCCCAAGTTGTTGTAACTAATTCTCTGGTTAGAGTGCAAACTAAAACTCTATTTTGATTTACTAATTCCCAAGATCCAGCCATTTACGAACCTTTTCTATAAAGAGATTTACAGCCTAAACTAGTATAGTCAAAATAATTGTATACAAAAATAAAATAATATTCAAAATTTATCTAAATAATTTATAAGGCCATTAACTTTTGAAAAAAAGTTATCGGTTTGCGTTATTTTTTTATACATAGTTTTAGTGTAAATACTAAATTATTGTAATTAAATTTAGGAGAAAAAATGTCGGATTTAAATCAGTGGCAAGCTGCGCAAAATATAAAAATAGTTGGACAAAGCGGAGCAGCCGTAGTCACCGACATAATTTCAGGTAATCCTCAAGGACTTGTTGTACGCAATATTCCGACAAGTGGACTTGTTCAACCAGTAGCAGAAACACCTGAATCTTCAAATTATTTCGCTCCAACATCTTATAACAGCAGTGATTATGAAAGTTTTGGAGTGGCAAAAACTGGCGCAGGAAATCTTTTTGGTTTTTGCGGATATAACGCAAGCGAACAATATATGTTTTTGCAAATGCACAATACTGACGTAGTTCCTCAAAGTGGATCTAGTCCAACAGTAATATTAAGTTGTCCTCCCTGCAACAACTTCTTCTGGGATGGAGGTAAGTTTGGAATTTATTTTTCCAGCGGTTTAACATGGACTGCCAGCACTACTGGTAATATTTATGGACCACAAACAG